CGTTCAACAGGATCCGGCTGGACATCCCGTTATAATAGTCAAACGGATAATCGTGTGGATAGTCCATGTTATTTCCACTGCCAGATGCTTCCTGCGGCTGGAAGGTGTATTTTGATTCTCTTACCCAGTACGGGCGATCTGTTGATATTTCCAGTGATATCCGCATATACCCTTTACGGATCAAATAATCGGTTTTTTTGGAAGCCGTAATGTAACACTGCAGATAATAATCACCGATCACAATTCTTCCATATTCCATGGCCAATACATCTTTTTCTGTACACTCAAACATGGCATTTCTGATTGCTGTGCCATCCGTCTCGTAATCGCATTGAATAATCGCAGGAATTGTCCTGGTTACAATCCCCTTGTTAAAACCGGTTATTTTATTGCTTTTTGAAGTTATGCTCCAGGCAAAATCATGAAGATCATTTTCATTTGCAAAAATATTCTTTTTTCCAAACAAAAGTTCTTCATTCCTATGATTTTTATAAATAAGTTCTTCCAGCATATTACTTCACCTCGTTTACTAACCGTGCAAAATCTCTTCGATTTATCGCAATACTTGCCCCTTCCAGTGCTTGCCGCAGATTTCCGCCCATATTCTCATCAATGGCAAGAATTGCGTCAAGAATTTTGGAAAGGATTGTTATCATACCTTCATTCTGTTCCGCCACCGCATCTGAGATCATCATTTTCAACTTGTAAGCACCACTTACAACTTCATCGCCGGCCTCACCGCCAGCCATGATCTGTCCTTCATTATTAATTCCAAACGCAGTCGGTTTTGTCATTAAAATCGGATCATTCATTGCCTTTTTATACCAGTCAATGCTAAAATGCGGTACTGATGGAGGATTCAAACTAAACTCGCCTTCAATCTTCGGATGCGGCAATTTTAACTTCGGCAAAGACCATTCAAAATCGAAAAAGCCTTTGATCTTATCGATGGCATTTTTGACAACATCTTTTACTTTATCAAAAATCTCCTTGAACTTATCTTTAATCTTGCCAAGTACATTCGTTACAACCTCGTTTGCTTCATTCAGCTTATCCCGCAGAATATTTTTTACTCCATTAACTGCATTACTTACAACTGTTTTTATTGCATCCCATGCGGCCGTGAACACTCCCTTAATGGCACCCATTACCGTCGTAACAACCGACTTGATAGCATCCCACACGGTCGTGATCACTGACTTGATGGCATCCAGTACCGTCGATATTGCCGTTTTAATCGCGTTCCATACCGTTGTAATTACTGTCTGGATCGCTCCAAGTACAGTCGTGATCACCGCTTTGATAGCATCCCAGGCTGTCTGGATAACTCCCTTTATTGTTTCCAGGATCGGTGTCAGGAATGTTACGATGGCATTCCATATGGTCGTCACTGCCGTCTGTATGATCGTCAGCGCCGTTGTGATGGCTGCTGATATCTTGTCCCATACAAACTGGAACAGTTCATATATCGCCTGCAGAATAGGTGTCAGGAAGTCCACAATGGCCTTCCATACGGTTTCGATCACATCCTTTACTGCATTTGCTACGGTATCAATTTTTTCTTTGATTGCATCCCAGATTTCAATGATAGTGTCTTTGCAGTTCTCCCAGATGAACCGGAACGGAACGGTAATGATCTGGAAAACTGCAGACATCAGCTCACCGATGAATAAAAGTGCAAATTTTACTACATTTTTGATGCCTTCCCACACTGTTGAAATAAAATCTTTGATTCCGTTGAAGATGTTCTCCGCCGTTTCCTTGACCGCATTGAATCCGCTTTCGACTTTTTCTTTGATCTCCTCCATTTTCCCAACAATCGCTGTGCGGATCTTCTCCCATATCTCTTTGACATGTTTCCAAAGTTCAGACAGCTTTTCCTTGATCTTGTCCCAGTTCTTATACAGCAGGATTCCTACTGCAATCGCCGCTCCAATCGCAATGATGATAAGACCAATCGGTGATGTAAGAAATGTAAATGCTGCGCCAAGAGCCGTGGTTGCCCCGGTAGCTACGGTACACACACCAGACCAGAGGGTGGTTGCTGCGCTCATGATACCTTCCGCTACGGATCCGGCAATCAGTAGGCCATTTGCAATTCCCATAGTTGCATTCAGGGCAATCTGACCGGCATTCGCCGCAATGATCAATCCAGTAATCGTTCCTGCTGCCACTGCCAATAATTCCAACGCAGTCTTATTTTCGCTGCACCACTGCTTCATGTCCTTGAATCCCTGAATGATATTTTCGATAAAATTACTCAGGACATTGATACTATCTGCAACCAATTCAATTGCACCAACAACCAGATCTAATGCTGTATCCAATAGATTTGATGCATCCTCCGCTGCCTTGCCGCTGGATACATATTCATCTATTTTCTCTTTGATCGGTGCGAGAGCTGTGACCAGATGATCAAATGCATCCTTTATCTTGTCAACGGCCGGCTGGAGGTGTTCCTTTAATTTTCCGAATCCTTCCACTGCCCGGTCAATAAAATCCATAAGCTTCGGTGTCGCCGTTTCTGACAGCCAGGATGCTGCACTCCGGATTGCATTTCCAAGAGGTTCCTCAAATTTCTCTCCCAGATTGATTTTGAACCCTTCCCATGCAGATGACATACTTCTGATGGCTCCGCCAAGACCAGCCTCCATATTGGAAGCCATATCATTGGCCGCTCCGGTACAGTTATTCAGCTTTTCCTGAAGATCTGTATATGCTCCGGATCCCTGATTTAAAATGGCAAGTAAGCCTTTCTGTGCTTCCGCACCGGCCACCGTTGATGCGAGAGCGGCTTTCTGTTCCACATCCATGCCCTCTGTCGCATCACACAGATCTTTGATGACATCTCCCAGGCTACGGGCTGTACCGTCCTGGTTGTAAAATTCAACTCCCAGTGCTTTAATTGCATCTCGTGCACCACTGGTATTGGTTCCCAGTCGAGTAATGATACTGGATAACGAAGTACCTGCCATGGAGCCTTTTACTCCGGCATTTGCCATCGTTCCCAAGGCAGCCGATACATCTTCCAGAGAATACTTATAGGTACCTGCCAGTGAAGAAACATAGGTAAATGCTTCTCCCAGATCACCGACTGTGGTATTTGACTTTGCCTGGACCGTAGCCAGTACATCCGCATATCGACTTGCATCCGATGCGCTGTCTCCAAATCCCGTCATGGAATCGGTCAGAATATCTGTAACCGTAGCCAGATTTTCACCGGATGCAGATGCCAGAGAAAGCATTCCGGATGTCGATTCCAGAATTTCATTTGTATCAAAACCTGCCAAAGCCATGTAACCCATTGCATCTGAAACATCTTTAGCCGTCCAAGCCGTTGTGGAGCCATAATTTAAGGCTGCATCAGACAACTTCTGGTACTCATCCTGCGTTGCCCCAGACAGGGACTGTACTTTCAGCATGCCATCTTCAAAAGAGGCTGTGGTATCCACTACGGATTTTCCAAAGGAAACCAACTTATCTACTGCAAAGTAGGTAGTGATCGCAGCACCAATCTTTTTAAAAGCACTGCTCATTCTGGATTCGGATTTCTCAGCTCTCCCTGTCGTATCATCAATCGCCTTATTTGCATCGCCGTTATTTATGGCAATCGTTCCAAAAAGTTTAAATAATTCCAACTATTTCTCACCTTCTTTCCATGTTCAGAATTATGGTTCCAATACAAATCCATCCAGAATACTGTTTGAATCCTCGATGATCTGCACAATGTCCTCCTTCTCCAATGTCGGTGTCTGCGCTGGCCTTGCTTCTCTGTCGCAGGCTGCAATATACTCTTCAAAGGACATATCCCATACCTTATGCAGATAATATTCCCACCGGATGTCCTGCACCTTTTCTTCTGCAATGCTCTGCATGATCGTTTCCAAAAAACCATGAAGCTGCTGCAATCGAATAAAATCATCTAAAATCAAATATGGATCTGCATATCTTTGAGACAGCAAATCCATATATTTGATGTATCCTATCGATTGAACAATTTCATGACACGTTTGAAAAAATCTTTGAAATCCTCGTTTGTGGCCACATCCAGAATGATCTCGCCATAGTCTGCCAGCGATAATGCCCGTACCTGCGGCACACTCAATCCGGTCAGAGAAGCGATGAATTTCTGAATATCAGCTTCTGCTGCCGGGATATTGGAAATCACAATACCGGCAATGTCAAATACTACACTGAAACCAATGGATTCCAGTTTTGCATCCTTTGCCTCCTTGGAATCTTCTGTTTCTTCAGCTCCATCCGCATCTGCTTTCATGCTTTCTTTGATCTGGTCGACATTGAAACACTCTTTGAACTGTCTCACACCGATTTCAGAAATGATTTTGCACACCATTCCCAGGTCAGAAGCTGCCAACGGTCTCAACTCATACTTCTTTTCAGTTTCATCAACTGTTGATTCAACTGTTTCTACAACTGTTTCACTCATTGTTCAACTACCTCCTACGCTTTTACCGCTTTCTGTGTTCCCTGTGTGGCCTGTGTTGCAGATGCATTCGGCACATAGATATGATACGGAAGCTTATTTGTGCTGCCGCCAGCTACCAGATCAGCCACACACTGGAAGGTTGCCGGGATCACAGACGCTTCCTTGTCTTTGTTGTCTGATTCAAGACCATCTGTACAGATTGCATAATCAAAGACGATAATGATCGGGCTGCCGTTTGTCTTAAATCCTACAAAGGCAAAGTTTTCGATATAATCAGAATCCTCAATCAGTGCCTTGGATTCGATCACATCAAATCTGGCGTCTTCCGATGTTCCAGTCTGTCCGATCACCGTGGACTGCAGGAACTCTTTCGTGATCTCCACCATATTTGTTTCAATCTGTGCTGTCTCACCGATCTTCTGAACCAGTCCTTTTGCTTTGACTGTAACACCATCAACAGGGATATCCGTTGTCTCCGGTTTGATTGTCAGCTTATTGCCACCGGAAGTCGCACCAAGGATCGTTCCTTTCCATTTGTTCTGCGCTTTTTCATAGGTAAAATTCTTATACAAAGTACCTGCACCAAGCATGATGTTCTGCGGTGTGGTCTCTGATACACCTGATACTGCAAATTCAGTCCAATCTGCTGCCATATTTACTCTGTCCTCCATTCTTTCACTGTTAAATTAATCTGTATCCGTTTCAGGAATCCATCCACCGTTGCAATCGGGAATGCATTTCCATAAAAAACAGCAATCCCTGATCCATCCCCAAGAATTGCCCTTCTGCCCTGTATGCCAGGGAATAACTTTTTGATTTTGTTCTTTTGCGCTTCCAGTTCATCCCATTCTTTTCCCGTGCCGGTCAGAATAAACTGCGTTTCCTGCTGTCCGTCTTCGTTAAATGACTCAACCTCGTTATATTCACCTACCCAGTATGCAGAAATGGAATCAATGGATGATGTATATTCCATAAATTCATATGGAATCTGTGCTGATGCCATTGCATCATTTATAAATTTTAATCCTGCATTTGTCATTATCCCATTCCTTTCAGCATTGCTTCCAGCAGCTTCTTCAATTTCACTTTCGACGAATTGAAAGCCTTATTCAGTGCCCTGGTTGGCTTTTTACCGGTCGTGGTATGCCAATTTCCAGAACGGTCTTTATATTTCCATTCTGTCTTTCTGCCATCACCATTCAATGCATACTGGCCGGTTCCAAACTCTTCCCAGATCGCATTTTCCTGCGGGCTGCCGACCATTGCCTCACCGTTTGCTTCATCCACCTTATAGGTCCAGGAACCTTTTGTCTGTCCCGTGTCAACTCTGGTATTCCGCTTTACCTGCGCTTCCAGTTCACCGGATGCTTCGTACAGCCACTGGATAGTGGCATGATTTAACGCAGCCTTTACTTTGATGGAATTATCTTCAAATTTCACTGACATTACTGACCACCTCTGTACTGCAGATAGATTTCAAGCTGCCGGTGTAACCCCATCGGATCATCGATCAGCATGACATCATATGCACTGCCATTTACCAGCAACCGGCTGTTCTCCGCCTTGATCGACACATCAACCGGCTTCCAGTCACAGATAAAAATATGAGATGATTCCTGCACCTTGGCATTGTAGGTGGTGTATTTGCTGTCACCGGAAGAAAGATCCAGAAATCCGGAAAGTTCCAAAACCGTTGACCAGCGTTTCACTCCGGCACCAATTTCAGTTTTCTCAGATGTACTGATCTGCAGCTGTGCGATTGTATTTCCACCTATCATCCTTCCACCACCTTTCAGAATCGTGCTTTCTTGTAAGGCTTTAAAAAGCCTACCAGGGACTTTGGATATCCGACGGTAGAATTGTCACCATCCATGTTGAAATACGTCACAGCGTGCCGTGAGATTGTTTCAGACTGTATTCCGACCTTATCACGGTTCTCAAGATCCCATTTCAACATATTCGCAGCTCCCATTTTTACATCCATCGGGTACACTACTTTTGTCACCATGCAATGTTCTTCATCCATAAGCTCCATATTATTTGAAAAGAGATACAGCCCATTATTCAGTTTTGATTCTGAAATCTGAACTGTATCCCCTTTTTTGATATATGGATATGCTTTGGTGAATACTCCATCTGCTATCCCAGTATAAAAGCGCCTATTCCTATCCTGAAAATTATTATTCGTATATTTCCGGATCAGAAGCTCCACTGCCTGTAATTTTCCTTTCAGGGCACCATCATCCATATTTTCTGCCGTTGGAACGTATATCCGGAATTCTTCCACTGACATAATCATCGGAGCTCACCTCTTTCTGATCAGGCTTTAACCTTTAAAATTACGACCTTCTCATCATTGGTTAATGCCGGCATTCCATAAGCGGTGCAGACAATATCGTCAGCAACACCCGGTTCGCGGTCATGCTCCACAAGGTTTCCACGCTTCAGGAAGTAAGTAATTGCCGGCATATCATCCTCTGTCTCGGCATCATTGTTCAGTTTGATGATCGGATTGAAAAATGCTTCTGTAGTCACCTTTGTTACCTTGTCACCAACTTTCGCAAACGGAAGGGATTTGATAACATCTGAGAGATTGAACTTAGTACTGCCGTCTCCGCCGCTTTCTACAACCTCTTTACCGGCACTGTCGATCTTGTACCATTCTTTATAGCTTTCCACTTTGTTGGATACTACAACATCACAGCCTGCGATTCTGCCGATAGAACCGTTTACCATCACACCAGACTCGTATTTATCTGCGGAAATGAAATCCGGATCTTTTCGAAGCTGCGTCTTCTGTTTGGAGTGGATCAAAATTACTTTTTTGCTGTCCTCTTCCTCGCCGAACTTATCCACACCATCAACGATTGCGGTATATTTGATCACTGCAGATGTATCATCTACGATATTCGGAGACTCATACATGACTTTTACACGATCATTATCCAGCTTTTCGCTGATAGACATTGCAATCTGGTTGACCGCTGTTCCCATCGGGTTGCCATAACCGGAAAGCTGCGCCTCGTCTGTCAGGCGGACACCTTTACCGATTTTCTTGATACCATAAGATGCTGTAGTAAATGCCATTTTGCTCTTGTCGATCGGCTCTCCCTCTGCATACTCCTCTGCTTCACCGATGTAACCCCATTTTGGAATTGTCACCGTGCTGCCCGGCTGTCCCTGCAATGTATTATCCACTGTGATATACCCGGTCATTACCGCTTTCTTTTCCACTTTCGCATTGATCATATCAGACACAACCTGCGGATCAAATACGTCACCATTTACAAGGGTTGTAGTTTTGCTTAAATCTGCCATTCTCATTCATCCTTTCTTTTACTTTGTCAGTTTTTCATATAAATCCGGATTGCTTTCTCTCAGCTCCACTCTGGATTTATAGCCCATCTTTGCAAAATCCTCTTTTGTTACAGAATCTTTTGGATCATCGCCACCCGGAAGCTTTCCATCATCCATGCGTTTGTATCCGTCATCACCATCACCGGAAGCTGTCTCAAACTGGTTCGGGCACTGCGTTTTCAGTGACTCCATTTTGTCTTTGAATCCTTTGATCTGACCGTCCTCGCCAAGTTCCGGCTTCCAGTCGCTGTCATGATTCAGTTTGAAGATCAGATAATCGATGTCAGTTGCCTTTGCTCCATCAGAAAGCAGTCCCACCTTTAATGCAGCTTCCGTTTTTGCCTGCTGCAGTTCTTCCTGCTGCCGCGCAATGGTTGCTTCATACTCTGTAATCTTTGCCTGAACAGCGTCCTGTCCTTTTGTCGCTTTCTGGAGTTCTTCGATCAATTTCTGGCTTTCTGCATCCTTTACCGCCAAAGCATCATGATCGGTCTTTAATTTTCCGTATCTGATGTCCAAATTTTCCTCTGAAGCTGTGAAGATTTTATTTTCTTTCATACCATCGATGATTGCGGTTACCTGTTCGTCTGTAAGATTCTGTCCTTTTAATAATTCCTCTAATGTCATCTCATTGTTCCTTTCATCCTACAATTTTTACGAGTTATGTCTCGATTACAGTTGATATTTGCTGATGTTTTACGTCATCACTGACGAATATGACATGAATCAGTTTATTGTCATGATTCAGGACATAAGAAAAACACCCTTGCGGGTGCTGCATGCTATTTTACCCATAGCTGGGAGATATTCGGATCACCTGCCTTTCTATGCGACAATACTTTTGATTCCATATGCAATGGCGCAATCGTGTTCGATGATGCATCCACGGGCATCGTCCCATCCTGGTGCAAAATAAGCTACGTCTGCATCTGCCAGAAGCTCCAGTGATTTCCCAAGAAACCACAGTGGTTTTGCACCGACTGGTGCGCTCTGAAAAAAGGAATCAATCACTTCTACCGATTCTCCTACCAGTTCAGATGCAGATTCAATTGCTTTGGCTCGTTCTGCTTTGATTTCCTCGTCAGTCTTGCCACCCATCGGCTGGCTGATAAATAATTTTTTCATGTCTACCTCCTACTCCTCTGTATGGCATGTATTGGTTAACTTGCCGTATACATCTTCATACAGTTCCTGTTTGTCGCCGTTATAGGTGTACTCCGCATAGATGCCGTCCCCACTAATTGTGGTTGATGCCAGGCATTTATAGTTCTGGAGCGTTTTACATGTCCATACAACATAAACATTGCCAAGATCAATCTGTACCTCCGGTCTGTTCTTGTGGTACCATTCAACAAGTTTCTTCTGTGCAACACTCTCGAAGTGTGCCATTCCTGTGATAATCATGTTCTTTTACCTTTTCCTTTCTTAAAAATGGGTATAAAAATAACACATATTGCTATGTGTTATCCTGTACTTATTTATTAAATTGAAAATTCTACTTCCGTCTTTCCGTTATTGTTTCTGATTGTCAGATTCCCCTTCGCAATGATATCCATGCCAATTATAAAATCCACATTGTGATTTTCCAAAGGGAAGCCTGCAATTTTCATATTTTTAAATACAATGTCATCTGACAATCGGACATCAACGATATAATATAAAATATCCTGCTGCCCGATTGAACTTATCCCCACCCCTGTATCAACCGGATGCAGCCCCATCTTTCTTGCCATCCGCTCTGAAATACACGAGCCAGATGCACCCGTATCCCATAATGCATGTTCAATACGAAACCGTTCTGCATTATCCAGACATTCCTGAACACATAAAGACGTAATCAATCTGTTGGCAATCCCTGAATATCTGTTCGTAATTGTAGAATTTGCATACACAACGGAGTTTTCCACATCACATGATGGGCTCTTTTTCTTCGTATCTACTACTCCAATATATACTGTGTTATCCATACTTATTTTCTCCATCAAAAATACCACCAACCATTTCTGACCAGTGGTATCAGTGTCTATTTTTCCAAACTGTATAAATGATGCATACCACATAAAATATCACCGATATGACAAAGCATCCGATTTTGATTTTCAAATATAAATCAATCATACTTATTTCTCCAACTGCTTCCGCAGATATGCTTTATAATCATCCAGCCCTTTAAACTGATCATAATTATATGGTGAAGCATTCTTATGATATTTTTCTTTGTACTCCCTTTTTAACGTTTTAATTTCTTCGTCTTTTTGTATGGCTTCAACTATTTTCATTTTACTTTATTGCTTTTTAGAATGCCGTTCATATTCTTTTGCCACACGCTGCAAATCGGATGATAGCTGATCTATGCTGGTACTTTCCTGTAACTCATGAAGAATCTCCCCCATCGACATATTTAAATCGATTTTATAATCTGTTTCTATAAACCTGCTAAGTCCTGCATCAATATAGCCAAGCAATCCAGAAGCAAATTTGCTCCATTCCACATCTTGTCTATTCATCCCATATCACTCCTTAACGATTACTTTACCACGATTTAATATTACCACATGCTGTTTATTCTGAAAACCATTTAAAAGAATTGCATCATAACCTTTGACTGCAGCATAAGCTCCAACATTTCCAAGAATGTCCTGATATGCCTCTGGTTTATTGCCAACAATTTTGGGAATTCCCGTTTTTTCGTATTCTGTAAATATTTCTACAAAATCAACTGTTTTTACATCATCTGTTAATAACATTTCAATAATTCGACCAGAATCATCTTTGCCAGCATAGAGTTCTGCTACTTTCCTATCTTTATCTGCATAGGTACCATATCCGTAAACTCCGCGGCCAGCATACATTTTTCCATATTTAAACGCTTCTACCATATCTTTTGCAGACATGTCAGAAGTGCTTGCAACTCCCCGGTACCAAACCTGTTTTTTTACTTTTTCATTTTCAAATTCTGCATCAGAAATCACCCTCGGCAAAGCATCATATTTTAACTTAAAATTCAAATAGTCTGTAATTGGATCACCATTATCATATTTTAATACCGAAACATCATCCAATAATTCTTGACCGTATTTCTTTGCCTTTTCAATTGTTTCTTCCTGTGTGAGAATATCTGCAGCATCTACATTATTTTTTATCGTTTTTTCTTTTCTGTCCTCATACTGCTCCGCTGCTTTAAAATATTTCTCCTTAAAATCTTCAAAATCCTTTGTCTTGTCAAGTCCAAAGAACTCTGCACGTTCTTTCAAGGTATTCAGCTCATCTTCATCCAGTTCCCATCTGGCTCGTTGGAGCAGTGCGCACCTGCAGTTACAATCCTGTGCAGCGATTCCAAACATTCCCGGCGCATCTGCCTGCATTCCACCAACCTCAAACGGCTCATCCAGTTCTCTGATCTGACCGTCCAGCATCCGGTGCGTTTCTCTGGTTCTGTCATCCAATGTTGCATCCCATTGTTTTACGATGTCTGCACCATGGTCCTTTGCCACCTGCTGTGCATCCATAGCTGACTGAATCTGTATCCGATGCCCTTCTGTCCGGACAATCCGCATTGCATTATTGTAAGCTTTTGAAAATTCTGTGGTTTTAAATGATTTTGCCAACTTTTTAGCCACTTCATTCCAGGTAAAACCTGCAGCAATTCCCCGGGACACTTCCGCCCGAATAGATGTCTTTAATTTTCCAACATCCTCTCCCAGCCGGTTATACAGTCCTTTACTGATCTTGGAATCTGTCTGTATTGCCCGTACCACAGCTTTCTGGTCAATCGGCATGATAAGCGGAATATCCTGACCATGCAGATCATACATCACACCAATATAGCCATCCTGATAGCACCGGGACAGGTAATCAGACACTGTCGAATAGGAATCAGACTGCAATGCTGTCAAGATTCCCTCCAGCTGCTGCCGTATTGCTTCCTGATACCGCGTCTGGTAGATAATAGATTGCAGATTTTCCAGATCGGTTCTAGCAGACAGCTCCATGATTTTCTTTTCACAGTCCATCAATGCCCGCCGGTATACCTGTTTCAGTTCATTCAGCGTTCTCTTTTCTCTATTCAGTTGGCTCTGGAGTACCGCCTTTTGTTCCTTCGTCATCTGCCTTCACCCCGTCCAAAATGTTCTGCGCCCTACTCAAATCATTGTCTGCTTCGTCTGGATCAGGAAACTTATCTTTGATTTCCTCATAATCGATATCTAGGACATCACAGATATTTTTCATCAGTGTTTCATTGTCAAGCTGTGCTGCCAGTGACAGCAGTGTATTAATACGTGTCTGCTGCTCCTGTGCATTATTCAAAGCAATCTGCGCATTTTCCTGTTCATTTGACATTACTTCATGGCTAAAATCGAAATGTACCTGGCTGGTCAGATACGCAGTTTTGTTTTTCTCATTAATCTCATCGATTACCAGCTTCACAAGTTTGCGTAGCATCTGTTTTAACTTAATTTCCAGTTTTGAACATTTCAGGTCCAGCAAAGAGTATGCAGCCTTAATTGCAATGTTGGTGGTTGCGTTGGTATCCTTTAGACTGGCGGTATTCAATCCCATTCCAAAGCGATAGATGTTCTTCTCATCCAGATTTAACTTTGTCTCTCTGGCCTGATACGGGACATCTACGGTATATACCTCTATGCCGCCATCATCATCTACGCCAACCATTTTCTTTGTTTTCAAATTCTGCTGCAGTTCGCCAAGATCGTCACCTTCGAACCCTTTGACTGCATATATCGGATGATCGAAATCAATCAGATTATTGGAAAGCCCGGAAGCCATCAGATCGTAATCATCGATGATATCTTTTACTGTCTTTAATCCACTGAATTGTTTTTTATTGTTGTCCAAGCGAAAAAAAGGAATAACGCCAAAATCTTTGTAGTAAATGGCTTTATCCCCTTTTTTCTGGTATGTAATATGTGGTTTTGGATTGATTTTTGCGGATTTGTCCGGTATGATCTCTCCTTCATCGCTCTGGACGTAATAATATACTTTCTCAGAATCCCATACCTGAATGCGCTTGATTACCTTTTCGCCTTTATCAATGCGGTCAATGTACCAGTAAATCACATAAGCACAGCCATCGTCAGTATCTTTCTCCCTGACTTCCACTACGCCAATTGAATCCGCACACATGAAAGACAGCATGTCTTCTTTATTCCGGTAAGCGAACATATATTCAAAGCCTTTCGCCTGGCATCCGGTCAACGTTTCAGACAGCTCTGCAATAAAATCTTCGTTCTGGTTGAAATATTTATCCAGCTCGTTCTGCAATGCTGGCTCATCTGTTTTTACAAATCCATCAGCACCAGAAAGAATATACTGCACTGCTTGGTCCACCAGCTCTGTAAAGAACGGATGCGATATTTTTGCGTTACTGCGTGTTTTATCCTCAACCAGATTTCCGTCCTCGTTGTAATAAAACATTCTGTAATGTCTTATATCATGATCGCCATCGTAGTATTCCTGCCCTTTTCTGGCGAACTGCTTTTTTTGGGAAACATTATCTTCTTCCATGAATTGTCTTATTTCTTCTGTTGTCAGCATACTTCTTCCTTTCTGGCAATTCTCTCTTTATACAAGCCAGCGTTTTGCCTTCCGCCAGCCTTCTACTCCATATCGCAGCGCTGCCATGGCATCGTCCATTACAGGCACCGGTTCATCCAGGTGTTCGCCTGTCTTTTCATCCTTTTTCCATTTCCACTGCTGCAGTTCTTTTATTGTATTGGTGCAGGATGGATCCACAAATATTTTTCGAGCAATCACTTTGCTTTTGTCCTTCGGATCCGGGCTTCCCTTCAGCCATTCAATCTGTGCTTTCACGGATCCGGCAGAGCCGCCTTTGTCTACTCCCTTTGCCCGGAATCCTGCATCTTTCCACATTTTGATTCGATCCGGTTCCGCTGAGTCACACCACATCTGCCGCTTTTTCGGAATTCCCGCAGCATTTGCTTCTGCAATCCATTCAGCAGTATCTTTTTCAAATCCATACAATTCACGCAGAATATAAATATTTCCATCCTTCCAACCGAGTGGCAGGATAGCATTAGCATGGTTAAAACCAAAGTCCTGCCCGATTGCGAAATCATCATAATCTGATATATTCTGACTGCACTCACGCACTTCCCAGTTATGAAGAATCAGACCACCAATCTCACCCCAATCACCGAGACCATAGATCTGATAGCCTTCTGGATCAACAATCTTTCGTCTCTCCATTCTGGCACGATATGCATCATCTATAAACCGGTTCATCAGGTAGGTGCTGTGATGTGTCAACACATTCGGATCCGGAATATCAAAAAAGACCTTTTTTATCCAATGGTTTTTATTCACCGGATTAAAGGTCAGTCTAATCTGATAAAATTGTCCTTCCGGAAGCTCACCACGCAGACGATCATCAATGATCTCCAGGTCTGCCTGCGTCAGCTCCGTTGCTTCCTCACACCATACATCTGTCAATTTTCCACGCTGAAATGTGATAGATTTCAGTTTTTCACGTTGTTTCTCATCATTCATGCCACGAAAAATAATCTGATTCCCATTTGCCCGGCAGGTCAATTTCAACGGTGACATGTTAATCTGCCAGTACCGGTCAACCTTATCCCCAAACATCCGATACACAGCACCAGTCAGCTCAGCAAACGTGCTGTCACGATTCGTAATATCAGATTTTCGAATACAGACCAGATTCCTGCCTTTATCTTTCATTAGTCGCAGGATATAATTCTGCGCAGTGTCAACGGATTTTCCTGATCCTGCCGATCCTTTCATGACAATATAGCGTTTATGGCTCTGGTCAACCTCCTTGAACCCCGGATTCATTTGAACGTTTATATTCATAAGCAATCAGCTTCTTTGAATGTCCTGAACAGCTTTGGTGACTGAATAGTGATCCAATCAGTGATTGTTTCATCCATTCCCCAACAGTTTGTGCTTCCGCTATTGTTCCACATTCCTGATTCATATAAAAAAGCATGAATAATTTCATGTCTTAATACTTTCTTTCTGTATGAATCCATATCCTGAATTGTATTTCTGTCAGATTCAAATTCTGCAATTCTGATCTGATGAATGCTCTGATCCATGCAACCATCAGCACCTTCAGGCATCTTTCCATCCGGCACATCAAAATGTATTGTGTACAGCGTTCCTAATATCTCAACAACCTTATCTTTCATCATGCTTTTTTACCTCTATTTGTGGAATGTATAACCTGTAAATAGATTTGCACACCGGAATATCGTTTATTACCAGTTGCATCTTCACATACTTTATCAGTTTATGAAAATGAGCTAGCAAAAACAACCTTCCTGCTATTGTTCTTACATATTCAACCTCAATCGGTATTCTCTCAATCGCAAATCTTTTAATTTTCATTGCTATCCCCATAATCAATTTTAATATTGAGTTCCATATCAACGTCTGTCTCGATTTTTTCTGTATACAGCCCATGTGCTTTTCCGAGCAATTCTGCTGCCTTATTCGCATCAGACAGCTTCGCCGGTATTTCTACAATCTGTGGAACTTCTTTTTTTACCGTCTGTCTTCGTACTTTTCCTGTTTCGTCCGGAACATAGGTCGTTTTTTCTTCACTGGTCGTTACCACGATGTGCTCATTCTTTTCTCTTCGCATAACAGAAGTAAGGTATTTTAGTACCTCATCCTGATCTGCAATAAGCTCAGCATCTTTTTCTGCCAGTCTTTTATCTATGTATTCTCTGATGTAAGGTTTTGACAGGTTTTCAGTTGCTGTCTGTCTTGCCGTTTTCTCTGAATACCCTGCACGGATGGCAGCCTGTGTGGCATTCAAATCAATCAGATACTCATCACAAAACCTTTTCTGTTTTTCAGTCAATGCCACCAGTCTCACCTTCCTATCTCTATCTATGCTTCACTCACGTTTATCATCGCCCTACAGATTACAGTTTCATCCGCAATTTTCAAAAAATATATAACTTTATATATGCCGGGTCTCGCCGGGCAAACTGAAATTCTAAGCACATGACCATCCACATCACAGGTACCTTCTGCCTCACACATATCCATATCGCAATTCCAGAATTCATACTGCGCATCTGTAATCTGAAAGGGTAACTCATCACATGAAGTCACTGTCACATACAATCTTCTGTTTTCACCCGTGTACATTCTAAGTGTCTGCGTTTTCTGCAAAATAAGCTGCCCTCCTTTCCAACCTTTCCTGCTCAATCGAATACTTCTGCAGCTGTGCTTCAATCGTAAAACCAGTCGTCTGTGCTTCAATTGTAAAATCTGCCATCTGTGCTTCAATCGTAAAACCAGTCGTCTGTGCTTCTGATGCGTAATCCAGCATCCGAATTTCATATTGGATGTTCTCAATGTCAACCACATACAAAATAGTCGCAACATAAGCCTGATTTCCTGCATCATCCAACGCATAAAGAGCGACGATATACTCGCCGCTCTCTAAAAATGGGACTGTCACCTTCCAGATATTTCCATCTGTTCGGTCGAAGATGATCTTACTGCTGCCAAGCAAGCCCCATACCTGCGTGGTCATTAGTCTGTTACCTCTACAGAAATAACGAATGTCTTACCACAATCAACCGGGTTCGGTGTGATAGTTGCAGATTTGATAACCGGAGGTGCAGTATCCAGTTTCACTGTTCTGGTTACGGTTGTTGTCTTTCCTGCTTTGTCTTTTGCGACAATGGTGATGGTATTGCTGCCCTCTTTCAGCGTTACATCGTTGCTGAAGGTTCCACTAGGAGTAACGGGTATGGGGGCTCCATTTACAGTAACTGTAACCGGCTTGCTGGTTGCATCGTCTGTGGTACCTTTAACCGTTACGGTAGATTTATTTGTAATAAATCCTTCGGCCGGTGCAGAGATAGACAATGTCGGAGGAATCGTATCAACAGTAAATGTTACGGATTTCTGTGCAGCTGCATTTCCATCGTAGTCACTCGCAGTTGCCACAACGGTATGTGCTCCATCTGACAGAGCTGATGTTGGTGTGTAGCTGCAAGTGTAGCCGCCTGTCACTGCAGTCTTTTTGATCTTGGATGTATCTACCGCAGTACCGTCAATTTTCAGAGCGATTGTGGACGGATTAACTCCAGAATCATCATCTGTGATCTTCCATGCAATGGCAGGTGTGCTGTTTGCAAGATACTGGCTTGCAGTCGGTGCGGTGATTGTGATCACAGGAACAACTTTCTCTTTTACCTGCAATCTCAGGCTTGCACCCAATGTGCTGTCTGTTGCATCTTTTGTGGTTACGTTTCCAGCATCATCGGTTGCTTTTACCGTTACCGGATAATAATGTCCGGATAATGTATAACTGGATTTTGACGGAGCTGTAATGGTTGCTTCGTACTTGCCTGTGCTGGTGTTTTTTGTAAGTGTATAAGTCTGGCCATTAATGACCGCCTGTACTGTTTTTACACTCATACTTTCGTCTCCTTTCGCATAATCGTGTGCATAATCATATGGATAATCCAGCCGATACGCTTTCTTTTCCAGCGTAACGCGGACTATATAACTTTTTCCTGTCTGGACCGGGTTCGGATCTAGTTCTGCTTTTGAAATTGTGATCAGCCTGCTTTCTGCCATAGTCCTCTCCTCCGGTTATTTTTTTGTATAATAAAAAGACAGCAGGTAAATCCTGCTGCCCTAGTCAATGTTTGCTACTTATTCTTTTATGAGTTTTGCAATTTCAGCAAATAACTCTGATAATTCTAAACAATCTTGTTTTGTAAGTTCATGAAAAAAATATTCATCACATTCTTCCACTAGCCAAAATTCATCGTTTTTATTCTGTATTGAAAAAACTCTTTCACTATTTATTTTCTCAAGTAAATTTTTATATTTTTCAAATTCGGGATAATCAGATACTTTTTTTACCATAAAAACTCCCTAAACCATATCATAATATTCTTTTACAATATTTAGTATTTCCAACAATGTAATTGCAATATTTTTTCCTTCCAATTCACTTTTATAATTTTTCCGTTGGTTTTCACTTTTTTCACTTATTTTCACTTGATCTAATGATATCCAGTTATAATGTGTTCCATAATCATATGCATAATCATAAGGATAACCAAACCTTTTCACTTTATGTGCATTTTCAAATGTTATATTATGCTTTAAACAATTATTTGCAAACCGCAATGCTGAAAATAATTGTTTATGCTCCTCTTTTATTTGGGCAATTGGAATACGATCAATGCAATCTGACATCCAATGTATTGCTGTTCCAACAACGAAATAAACATCTTCTGTATCTGCATTTTCTGCCCCTGCTTTAAATATAGCATTCACAGACTTTTCTGCACTATACAATAATAAATTCTTGTTCTCTATCATCTTATGTATCTCCCTGTCATATCAAAATAAACCTACTTTTATAATATTCCATTCCGAACTAATATGCAAACGAAAAAGACATCCGTTTCCGAATGCCTTTTAAGTAGGTTTATTCTCATAGGGGAGAAATCGAGCCGCTGGTTTCCGCCTTTGGCTCAAGTATTATTATAACTGTGCATTTTGTGAATTGTGTGAATCTTTCAAATACCGGTCAACTATTTTGCTTATACTGCTCCGATCCAGATGTACACTCTTCGCAACCTGCTCCTGTGTCACCGGCTTCCTGCCGTCTATGTACAGCTTCCGGAAGATGCGGTGTGCCAGACTGTCCGGTATTGCATCCACAAACTGCTCCACCTCTTTGCACTCTTGCTCTATGGCTTTCTTCCGCTTCAGATCACGATCCTGCAACTGCTCGTATTTCTCCTGGTCGAACCCAACCACACATTGTGGCATCGGATAACCTTTGCTGTAATCAAATATTACATCATTCCCGATCATAGTATCTGACTTCCAGCGGTTCTGCAGAGCATAATCCAGTTCCAGTATCTCAGCTTTATTGCTCCGGTATGCTTTCAATCTTTCCTTTGTCATCTTCTCCAACGGCATCGCCTCCCTTATTCCTCTCCTGCAGCGTTGCCCTGCTGCCACTTATCTGTATTTCACCTCTTAGCTGCTGCCATCTAAGGTATGACAGGCTCCATTCCGGATTACCGCCGACTGCTGCAAGGTAATCAAGAATTGTCAATGATTGCTCAACTCATTCTTTAACTGTTCAACGATTTTATCAATCTCATCGTAAAAATCTTTTTTACAATAACTGCAATCTCCACCACTCTCATTATCACATTGTGCTGAATGGCAGTCTAAAAAGTACCACATAGCCTTCATCTTTACCTCCACTTCGCTTATCATATTTTCCACGTCATAAGCTGTCGGCTGCTCTTCCACTGCTTTCATGCAGTTCTGGATAGTGTCATATTCTACCCTTGCAATCATCTGGGCTTTAAGACTTCCACCACCTGGTGATGCTGACAGTGCACAGTCGTTCAGATGAACCAGCAATTTGTCTGCATCAATTAATCTCATGTGCGTCACTCCAATCTAATTTCTGCCCGCAGTTTGGGCAATATGCGCAATCGCATTCTCGTAATGGCAATGTTTTGCATTCCGGACATTCTCCCACTGCTGTTCCAATTGCCGCATTATATGCAATAGGAATCACTTTTTTTGCTGTCTGCTTGGAATCCCCATTCACAAATCGGCGGATCTCTGCAACTTCCTGTTGCAGCTGCTCATCAGTCTTTTTCATGATTTACCATCCCCATTCTGCCAACGAGGCCTGTACTCTTCAGATAATCGTAATATACCTGCGCACGCTCCTCGTTGACGTTAAACTCTTTTCTGATTCTTCCAATAGTTACTCTCTTCTGGCTCTTCGCCCAGTTCTCTAATTTTACAGATTTGATAATCATCATCTATTCCTCTCTCCTGTATATTTCCGGCAGTGGCATCCATGCATTAACAAATACTCCAAAAGTTGCATAGCTTACATCATCATCACAGTGATAAAATGCTCCATTTCCATCCGCATCGATTCTATACGTTCCGATATCCACAGTGGTAATACATTCATTTTCGAATGACACCAGCACATATTCTCCCGGATCTGGAAGTCTGTCATTGATATCTATCCAATTACTTTCCATCTTCTCCTAACCTCTTTTCCAGAGCTTCCTTCAGTGCTGCAATAACCGTGTAGTCCAGTGGACTAATACTTTCCGGCTTCTCTGTCTTTCTAAATTGAAGCTTTAACAGTTCACTTTTTAGCGCACTACTAATTTTCAATGGTTCTAACGGATCCTTTATATTATCAAGGTACTGCGCCTGGTATGCTCTGGCTGTTCGCATTGCTTCCAGGCATTCATCTGGCGTTCCAATATCTTCATACGCTCCCAGTTTCTGAATTACCATGAAGGTAATTTCAAAAAACAGTTCGTATGTTTTGTATGGGCTTATAATGGCATCATTTCCGCTTTTTAAGCTGTATCTTGCCGGTGAGAACGCTTCCCCTGCATCCTTTGTTAAACGTTTGTTCATAAAATCATCGTTTCATTGTTTCTTCAATTTCTATGAATATGCTACCCGTTCTTACATCTTCTATTTCAATCAGCTTATACTTCTTTCTGTTATATTTTCTTAAAGGATGGCAAAGCAGTAATATAACTTTATCAACCACTCCTTTACTATCAGTAAAAGTTGCATCTATACAAGCTCCGCAAGAGCCATCTGCTTTTGACCATCCGCGTCCTCTTGTAATATGATAAGTATTAAAATCCACATCATAATTCAAATCGCATTTAATTTTCTGTTTAAATTTATATTGTTCTTCTGTCATATCATAAATCCTTTTAATTTCATTGGTTTACCACTGCATCTTTTTTAATTTTCCATTCTTATCAATAAGTTATTATAATTTCCTAATAACAATCTGTTATCTCAATGGTAAAATCTTCTCTTTCAAACATATCTCCAATAGCTGCCATTGGACACCAACTGGATGCTTCGATAAATGTAGGTACACCGGAAACTTCTTCATCTGATTTGTCCTCTATGATTCCATAAAGAAAATCAGATATATTATCCTCGTCATCTGCATCAAAAGTGACTACACTTCCATTTTTTAATGTTACAACAGCTTTTCCATACATAAATTATCTCCTTTCCATTATCTAAAGAACCTCTTGTTTCATACTTTGCATTCTCTATATTCTTTTTCAGTTAATAATCCTTCATCGCACATATTTTCAAGCGTTCTATATACAGCATTAGCTCTCCAACTTGCATATGAAAGACCATCAAACTCTCCAATAAGTGCATCTCTGTTTTCTTCACTTTG